AGATATTTTTGTATTGACTGTTCACCTCTAGCGTACAATCTTAAATTATGAAAATTATTATGATTAGATCTATATCTATCAATATTAGTTTCTTCACCAAACCACTCTTGCTCTATAGCTTTAGCTACTTTTAACCCATACTCATAACTTATCTTTTCAACATCACTTACAACTTGACTAGGAAAATTTTTGCTGAATCCTGACATATTTATTATTCTATTAATTTTGAGAAATTACCTTTATTTTCGTATTTAGAAATATTTATATTTAACGCTGATCTTTCTATTTTAGCATTAGGCGCATATAAATGTCTATTGTTTGCCATTATGGCTAAACCAGAACTTATTGACGCATCATGCTTTGTTCTTTTTGTTATATCAAATCTAGCCCAATCATTTAGCAAAGCATTAAAATATAAGTTTCCAAATGTACCATCTTGTTTCATACCTACATGATCTTGTATATACATTTCAATAGCAGCAGCGTGAGCTTGTTTTATATCTTCGCTGGAGTTAGGTATACCTCCAACTTCTTTTTCTGCTACCGACAGTTTGTTCCATATCTTATCCGGTCTATTCATACTGAATCCTCTATACCCCCGGCGTCTTAAATAATATAATAATCTAGGTTTATTATTCTCCGCTAGTATAGGCATTCCATAAAATACTAATGCCATTAAAACATCTTCAAAAAACATTTCTGCCGTAGGTGGTCTTGATAAGTATTCTAAAAAGAAGCTGTTTGCTGGAGCGTCCTCCATACTGAACTTGGTTAGTCCGTGAAGAGCTCCTTTTGAACCTTCTCCATCTACGGTCCCTGATATATCATATGAGTCGCAACCAAAGGCCCCCATATGTTCATTACCAGGATATTTAATACCATTTTTAAGTACCACTTTATTTTGTATCTCAGAAGGTGGAACCCAACTAACTTTAAATCTTCCTTTTGGGTCTGGATAAAATATTACTTGAGTATCTTTTATTCCGTTCACCCATTGGAAATTACCAGTTGTAACACCTAAAGTTCTTGACATCTCTTCGTTATAATCTATCTGCTCATATATCTTAACTAAGTTGAATATACTTCCTTTTGCCTCATCACGAAAAGCATGTTCTTTTGTTCTTGGAAATTGGCGATAAAATTCGTTTAAAGCGTCCGCGTCTCCTTTTAAACCATCTACCTCATTTTGCCAACTATCTATTACACCTACATCTATTAGTTCACCGTCTGGGGCGAGCACATCTGTGTCAGGAGTAGTAAAGACTGGAATTCCGTACTCATCAATAAATCCTTCGTAGTTCCACTCCATTGGGATAAACAAAGAGTATAAACCAGATTTTGTCTGACCGTTTCTATTTCTTTTAGTGACATCTGATGCATTATATAATTTTTTAAAGTTATCTCCACCTTTATCTAAAGCGTTGGAAGTTGAACCCATCATACATTTACCAATAATCCTACTACCTAATCGTAAACATGTCTTTGTAACTCTCCAGTTGTTTAATATATTTTCAGGTCTCTCCCATTTACCAGCTTCATCATGCACTAGTAAGGCTAATTTTTCACCGTCATAACTATTGTCTCCAGTGTTCTTCCAATCAATAGTTGTATCTAATCCTTGTATATCTTCTAACTGTTCGTTAACTGTTATTTTTTTTCTAGTAAATCTTGTGGATGGTACTCTATATGCAAGTTCTGTTTTTGGCCTGTCCATACCATCTTGTATCGGTTTAAAAAAGAATGGATAATTTACACTAATAGGTACAACTTTATCTGTAAACATTTTTTTAGCATCAGCACCTGTTTTAGATAAAACACCAAATCTACTATCACTTGCGAGAGTAGCTAAATTAACTGTTTCTGCAGATGACATAAAAGAGAATCCAGATCGTCTATTTTTAAGATAACACATGCCGTAGCATCTTTTATCTGCTTTGCATGCTTCCCAAAATATAAAGAACAATCTATTAGCTTCTCTAAAATCCGGAGCTCCAACATCAATCTTACTCCATTGTAAGTACATATAGTGTGTACCTGTTATATAGGTTGGTTTATTGTTATTCATAAACCAAAACCCATTATCCCTTCTATTAAACTCTTCGTCTATATAATCAAACCATTTTTCTTTTTGATCGTCTGGATAACCTCTCCAATCAAATATATTTTTAAGACGTTCTAATTCTTTTGGTTGATCAGTTTTTACCCATTTGTTTTCATCTTGCAAGTACACTCGTTTTGGTTCCAACGGCAAGCCAATTCGCAAGTTTTCGATTTCAAGTATTTCACCGATTTTACCAGTTTTTGATATAACAATGATATCATGTTCTTTATTGTATCCATATTTCCATTTTTTACCTTTATTAAGTCTACTGATAGTAGTCTTCTTAATAGGTTCTATTATTTTAACTAAATCTTGCTCGTACATTACTTAGATCTTCCTTCTGCGAATCCTTTAAACACTCTCTCCTTTTTTTCTTCAGGTTCTTTACCCTCTAAAAGACTTTCTTCTTCTTGAATTCTATTAAGTATTTCAAACGCATCGAATATCGCTAGTTTTTTAGTAGCCGCAGCGTTTTTTAATCTATCTGCTGAAATATCATCATCACTATCCACGATAGGTTCTTTTGCAACTTTAATTAGTTCTTCAACTGCTCTTTGCCCAGCTTGGATTATATTCTTCTTCGTTTCCTTGATATTCATATTTGATTGTAATTAAATTTGATAAAACTCTATATAACCTTTCTTCATCTACTATAAATTCAGATTCCGTCTTAGGTCTATAGCCTATTAAATCTCCAACTTCTACTGTACCATCTGAATATTTGACAATACCTTGTAGTGGTTTTTCAGATTCAATATTAAATTGATCTACTGCTTTTAAAGGTTTTACAAAACAATAACCTTTTGGAGCGTTCCACGTATCATTTCTTTTATATAAGAATATTTGGTCTTGATTTATTAAATAGGTATTCTCATCAAAAAAACTTCTACTATTCTTTTCTATACCTTTAACATTATACCATCTACGAAAAATATTATGATGTACTATAACCTCGTCTCCTGGTTGTATATCTGTATCGCCAATTATTGGGATTGATTTAACAATAGCTGTTCTATTTACAAATTGATGATTATAAATTTCAGTGTTTAAAATTAACTCTGAATCACCAACTTTCTTTTTATTGTTATATCTTTCTCCTTTTGGCGTTACAACAAAGTTGTAAACACTTTTCATTAGTACTCTAAGTTATATTCGACGGATACCGCCATATTTTTGTTAAAGTCCTTCCAAGGTAAAACGTCTTTATTTTTTTTGATATAAACAGAATACTTATCATCTTCTTCTATTATATCGCAGATAGTATGACCACCATACACTTCTTGCCCCACGGCATAGTGCATAGCGTCATTCTTATAATCTTTACCTACAGAAATCTTACGAATTAACTTCGCCATTTTCTGGAGTTTCTGAAGTTTCTGGATTTTCTGGAGCGTAAGCTATTTCTCCTGTTTGAATATTAACATTGTCAGTACCGTATTTAGCTAAGAACTCTGTTCTTTTTTCTTCTATTTCTGCTTGCACTTTTTGCATAGCTGTCATTAAAGCAAATTTCTGAGTTTCTATTCTACCTACGTCAATAGTTAATCTATCTATAGATCTAATAACAGCTTGTAAATCTTCTAATTCTTTATCAGTTACTTTTTCAGATTTAGGTGTTAAGTCTACTAATTCTTCCTTTTTTTCTTTTGTTTTTGTTTCTTTTGTCATTTTATTTTATTTAAGTTAATTATTTATTTTATAAACTAAATCGTTTTTTTACACAATGATGTATATCATTTAATTCATGTTCATCTAAGTCTCTTTCCCAAATAGCGAGTTCATAAAGACTGCCATTAAAATATCTATCAGCATTTCTAGTTCCAACTGTTATAAATTCAGCATCTCCAGTGTTAGCCGCTTGTTCATCTTGTGATAATAATGTACCGTTTTTATAAAGATGTATATTACCTGTTGCTCCAGAATCTCTTTTTACTGTTAACATAAACGTTGATCCAGCATCAAAGCTACTATCATCCCCTGGGGTTATAGTTGTTGTAGTAGTACCTAGTTTTAATGCCAACGTATCACCACCTGCATTAAATTGAAAAAAGTGATTTGTATTATTTAATCCTAATAATACTTGATTTGCATTATGTGCTGTTAAATTCACAACACACATTATAGTAAAACCTTCTTGCAAGGATATGGCTATTTGATTTGCCATGTCGTAATGATCAGCTTCTGAAGATACAAATAACAATCCACCGGATCTAAGCGCTGCTTGATCTCCTTCCGTTGCTTGTGATATAGTGTGGTCTGTTGTACTATTAGAAGAATCTTGCCATCCACTAACACTTACTCCCTTATTATTATTTAACCACATAACAATAGGTTTTATTCTATCTAAAGAACAAAAATCT